GACCAGCAAGAAGCAGGTTAGGCACTTCACCTTTATTTAGAAATTCTTTAAAGGTTTTCTTAATATTCTCTGGGAGAATACAATCTTCAATCTTGCGTGGGCGATACTTCTCAACCCACAAAAATTCATCACGACTCATAATTTTTTATACCTAGTCAGGTTTTCGTTCTGGCATACGAAGATAATTAGATGCAACCCAAGGTTTGGATGCGATATACATCTTGTAAGCAGTAAAAGTGTCAATGCTTGCGTCAAGTTTATACTCATCTGGCATTGCCCTCGCAAAAGGTGTTACTTGGTTGATTTTTCCTTTGGGAAATAGATAAAATGCATCTACCAATGTCTTGTAGCAAGAGTGCGTTTTATTATACCGCAAACAGTATTCATCAGATAAGTTTAATCCCCACTTTATTAACCAATAAGCATTGTGGATACTTTCCATTGCCCATTTTGTGCAGGGATGATTGCGGAATGCTCCCTTATCGGTTTTGTAGGGCGTTCCATCTGCCTTAGGAAGAGTTCCATACCCATGTCCCCACTTGTCAGAGGCAACGATAGAGAGCATCTGACAGCACTCTAGTGGCATCTTAACAACGTGCTTATCAGGTAGACAAATGGCACTCTCAGCGGGCCAAGGAGATGTTGCAAAGATGTTCATAATGAAAGTTCAATAATCTTGGAGATATCAAGAACCGAGAAGAATGCTTCAAGAAAAACGATATCCCAAGTTTTAATTTTGATTGCAAATGGAATCATGACTAGGTTACCAATTAACCTAACTGTGCAACCCAGTCGGATATCCACGTATAGCAAAATAAAATAACCAAGAATAAGTAAAACACTACCTAAAATCCTCAGTACACTTGCATTCATCAGAAGTTTGAATCTGGTTCCAGAGCAATATAATAAGTCAGATCATAGTCACTATTGACAAATTTTGACAAAAGTTTACTAGAGATGCTTACAGAATAAGAACCAGGGATAATTTTAATGTTTTCTACTTTGAAGTTAAAGCAGAACTCACCTTCAGTTTCACCAACAATAACTTGGAAGTCATTAGAAGTATCATTCTTTTTATCATGAAGAACAAGTTTTACAACTCCCGCTTCACCAACAACAGAGAGATCTGGTAGTTGGAATGCAAGAACTGCTTTACGAATCTTCTCAAGTTGATCAGATGATAGATCAAACTCAACATCCATTGATGGAAGAGTTAAAGACTTTTCTGGAGGTGTAACAATAACACTAGGTTCTGCAAAGAAATACTTTGACCTAGTTTTACCTTCCCTAATTACCACATGACCCTCATGGGTAAAATCAAGTTCTGGTTGATTGTGAAGGAACACTCCTCTAAGGAATTGGTTTAGATCATAGATACCAAAATCTTTTGGGAATTCTTCCTGAACTGTTGCTTCGGCAAGAATATTTTTCATTACCGAAATGGTGCGAATCTGATTACCCTTTTTGAACAAAATTGACTGATTAATATCAGAGAAGTTCTTAAGGAGGGCAATCGTCTTATCAGAAAGTTTCATAGGTTTCCTTAGTTTCATTGTGAAGACCAGCAAAGTGGTAGAGAAGAATGCAATAGTGAATTGCCTTCAAAAGATCAAGTTTGGATTTACCGTTCTTTTTACCAAAGCGGGACAAATATTTAATAGCGTTGCTTCTGGAGAAGGGTTCGCCATCACCAATACTCTCGATTAAATCAAGTGTTTGGGTTTTAGATTCTTGAGAAGTATAGTGACCTTTGTAGGTTCCAGAAACATAGTCACGGACTTCTTTAAGAGTTTTATCTTCTTCATACTTCCAAAATCCATTTTTAGAAGTAGCATCAAGATTCAAATCAAGTTCATCATTCATGTTGTAGTTAAAAGTAATTGTATCTGGGGAATAGTTTGTAAATGGGTTACCAACCAGACTAATCCCATCATCTTCCCAAAAATCTTGATTTGGGGGTGTAGAAGGTGTCTTGGTCAAGTTAAGCATTCCGTTGTCATTTACTGTCATAGTAAATTCATTCATTGGGTAAGGATACTCGTCCATAATAAAAAAGGGGAAGGTCATAGTTTACCTCCCCCAATTATATCAGAATGGAGCGGGTTGGTCAATGTGTGGGAGAACTTCATTTGAGACTTCAGTAGGCATTTGGAAGTCAGCATCAACTTTGTCGTAAAGTTCCAGGAAGGACTGTTTGGTTTCATCGTCAAAGCGATTCACACAAACTTGGATTGCCTTTGCTTTATCTCCAAAAATGCTGTAAGCACGGATGATGTGAACTAGGCGGCGGGTGCTGATGATTTCTTCAATACCACCATCATAAAAGGTCTTGCGGATGATGTCTGCCCAGTCCACTAGGCGCTTGCAGAAGTCACGGTCTTCCACGCCAAGGTCCAGAGCAACTCCCTCAAGGATCTTCTGCTCGGTTGCGGGAGCAGGATAGGACTGCTCAAAGGTTACAGGGAATCGCTCAAGGAATGCTTCATTGAGGACGTTAGTGCCAATGAAGCGACCATCCTCAGATCCCTTACCCTTAGTATTAGCAGTTGCAATCACATTAAAACCAGGGGCAGGTTTAATAACACGCCCAATTTTTTTCAGGAAGACTCCTTTACCCTCTAAAACAGATTGAAGGCAGAGGATTTTGTTGGATGCCAGGTCAATCTCGTCAAGGAGAAGGATTGCTCCTCGCTCCAGTGCTTCGATGACGGGACCGTTATGCCATGCAGTGTTCCCATCAACAAGCCTAAAACCACCGATAAGGTCATCTTCATCAGTCTCAATGGTAATGTTTACACGAATCAACTCACGACCCAACTGGGCACATACTTGCTCTACACCAAAGGTTTTTCCGTTACCAGAGAGACCAGTAATAAAAGTAGGGTAAAAGAGACGACTGGAAATAATCTTTTTAATATCGTTAAAATTACCAAACTTGACGAAGGTATCATCTTTTTCGGGAATAAGATTTTGCTCTACAGGAGGAACCATCGCTGGTGCCTGATAAGTGCGTTCAATTTCAGCAACACGTTCTTGAGTAACATCGAGATTCCAACGACCGCGAGAAGTTTTGAAGTTCTCAAGACGACGAGTGACGGTCTGATAGTTAAGACCGCGAGACGCACAAAATCCCCTAATGTCTGCTGCAGTTAGTTCAGATCCGTAGAGTTCTTTGATGCTGTCAAAAAGGGATTGATCGTTCACAGATGATTTGCGAGGCATGGATTAGTTGGGTGGGTTGTTTGAACAAAGATATTATAGGGTAGGTGTGGGGGCAGGGAAGTGCCCCCTGTGACAGTTCTTGGATTGTCAGGCAATTAGTTCAATAAACTCACTAAGAATCTTTTTGTTCATTTTTTTGGACTTAAGACTCTTTACAAAAGCAGATTTTATTTGAGTTTTAGTTGCAACTTCAGGAACATTAAATTCAGAATCTTGGGATAGTGCGTTCGCAGACAAACCAAAATAAGAATGATATCCAGAAGTCTTAATTACAAAAGATTTATTCTTTTTCCAGGACCCAGACATTCGATCATACTCATCACCATAATATCCAGCGTAACGACGAATGAAATGACCAGCATCACGACTCTCCAAAACACGAATACCAATAAAATTGGTATCTTTAAATTTATCTTTAAGATGAGTCAGAAGAATATCAGTTAGTTTTTCCCAAGAGTAATCCAAAGAATAAGTTGTTCCCAGTTTGCGATCCCGAAGGAAGCAGTTTGACCCAATACTTGCAGTTCCAATAATAGGATCCTGTTCCCAATGACGTTGTACTTCCCTATGGTATTTAAGCGGAGGTGCTTCACCATCAGTCAAAACAATACACTGAACCTTTTCTAAGCGATTTTCTTTTTTAAACTGAGGAATAATTTGATGAAGACAAACAAGAGTTTCATTCAATGGTGTTCCAGAAAGAGACAATCCATGAGGAATTCCATAAGAAGTATAAGTCCAACGATCAAAAGAATACGCAACACGATATATATTCTTCATTTGCCTTTCCAGTTGTTTGGAATTTGTTTTACTAGTAAAGAGATTGAGAAGAGAAAAATACTCATGTACTTGCACTAATCCATCTTTCTTCTGGTAGAGAGGATTTGGCATGATTGCCTTTTGATCTCCATCATATTTGATCTTTGGCCAGTCACTAGTAAAGGCATAAACATCAAAAGGAATATTAACTTTTTTACAAAACCAAATCAAATTGTAGAGTTGCTTAATGGTATCAATGATGACATCTTGCATCGAACCAGACCAGTCAAGAATAAAAATCAATCCATGATTTTTTCCATCAGGAATAACATTTACCTTCTTGAACAAATCTTCATTGTACTTGTACGTATGCAATTTGGTGCAATCCAAAACTCCCGTTTTGCTAACGGTAGAGCGAGAATATGCAGTTGCGGATTTCCTACACTCAAATTCTTTAACCAAATAATTAACTTCTTTTTGTGCCGATTTTTTAAATTTATTATAATCAGCATCTACGTTATCAAAAACTTCAATGAAAGTAGGATCAGTGTAATAAGAATCCCAACACTCATCAACTTTACTATAAATTTCGCTATTACTAATAACAACGCTATTCAGGTTAACTTGCGGCAATTCAAGATAAACATTTTCAAACATAGGTTCACTGATGAGATCTTTAAGAGACTCTTCAAGAGAATCCATTGTTTTTACATCAAGATCTTCATTATCTTCACCACCACCAATGCTAGTGGGTTTATTTTGAGCATCTACTTGGGATGAGTTATCAGAAGCAGAACCTTCAGATTCAATCGATTCTGATTGTTCTGTTTCTCCTTGCTGCTGATCATCAGCACTAGAGGAAGGTTGAGTATCAGCACCACCTTGCTGAGACTTAAGATTGTCGATAGGAGTCTTAGTTTCTTCTTGCTGTTTTTGTTTGCAATAGAGATACAGTTTCTCTGCAGCATCTAGTGCATCCTCAAATGTTTCACAATCTGCAATAAGTTTAACAATTGAATTATCTTCTTCTTCAAATGGAATATGAACATAATTACCAATCTTGAAATAAAGATTTACCCTGTCTGCAAGATTGTAAGTGCTGATATCATCATCACCAATACAAAAGAAGTCTTGATCAGAAAGTTCCGAGTAACCTTTGTAAAAAGTTTTTGCAAGACCAGCGTAGCGACGCTTCATCAGTTTTTCAATACGAACATCTTCAACAACATTCAAAAACTGAACAGGAATTTTACGATCCTTAATCCAATCTCTATCGGGAGTATAAAGAGCATGACCCACCTCATGACCCACCAGAAGGTCATAGACGGTGCTGCTTGCCCTCTCCCACATAGGTAGGGTCAATACACGAGTGTGAACATTAAATTGGGCAGTCTCAACCTTCTTGTGCTCTACCACAAGGTCTTCGGTAGCAAGCAAGCGAGCGAGGTTTCCCTTTACTTCGTGGTTGACAGACATTGGTGTTTGTGTGAACTGAAGTCAGTATACAAAGAAGGGTCGCCCTTTGGACGACCCATGTGACGCTTTTTGAACTGGCGCAATGCTTCACGCCTTGCTCTCATCGCCTGAGGTTTAAGTTTTCTCTTTTGTTCCTTCTTAGAGTGGTGTTGCCAATTTGGGGTTGTCATTGATCGTATCCAGGACATTGATGGTAGGAAACCATCCAGTACTAGTTAGCAAACTAACATCCGCAACGTTATCTTGTCTCTCTCCAGGGGTCAGTTCTTTAACTGGCAAGTGACCCATCCCCATCTTCTCAGCAAGTTCTCTAACTGATACAGATTTTCCAGATCCTACAGAAACTGGTCCACAAATTTTGCTACTTGCAAGATAACGAATAGCGCGACAAACATCTTTAACATGAATCCAATCTCTGCGGTGATTGGTAACATAAGTTGCAGTTTTGTCTTCAAGCATACGGTACATCATATCTGGACGACTATCAGGTCCATATACAGTTGTAAATCTCATCCCAACTGAGTTTGGTGGTGCCATTTGCTCATTAATCCATTTTGTCATGGCATATGGATTTTCCCAATAGTCCTCTTCAACTGCACTAGAGGAAGCATACAAAAGTCTCGTATTAGTTTCTCTACACCAATCAAAAAGTTTTTTGGACTTTACCACATTATTCTCATAAAACTTTTGAGGATTTTCTAGACTATCCCTGATGTTTGCAAATGCTGCAAGGTGAATAACTAACTCATATTCACCACCATCAAAGTTACTAATATCATATGGGAAGTCCATTCCTACGACAAGATGGTTGTGGGTACTTTGCCAATCAGCAAATACATTCCTACCAATAAATCCTCTATGTCCAGTGATTAAAACTTTCATGATGCTAACCTACTAAATCCTTTCACCTTCTCAAATTTTAACACATTCAAGAACTTATCACGCATTCCTTCCTTGTGAGAAATAACAAATGTGTTTGCATCTTTAATAACGAATCTAATAATCTTCATAAACTCGTCTGTACCAAATCCATCAAGAGATGAATCAAAAGTCTCATCAAAGATAATCAAATTACAATTTAATGAGTTTTTAATTTTTGCAACTTCTCTCCAAGTGAATAGCAGTGCAAGATCAATACGCATTTTTTCACCTTCGCTAAAAGATGCGTATGAAAAGTCTTCGTGTATAGGAGATTGAATGGATTCATTGAACTCCTCATCGAGGCAGAAGTTCACAAAGAATTCCATCATCTGCAAATATCTGTTTACTTGACTATTAATAAGAGGTAGATACTTTTTAATTATTTGTGTTTTTACTCCACCATCCTTTAAAAGATCGTAGACAAAATTATAGTTAATTAATAAGTCTTTGTTACTATCTACCTCTTTTGAGACTGAAGCGACTTGATCTGTTAGATCTTTTAGTTTTTCATGTTCAATATTTCGTGTTTCAAGTCTATTGGCAACAGTTTGAATTTCCTTTTCAAGATCTCTGATCTGTCGCTGGTATCCAGAGATCTGAATATTAATTTGAGAAATCTCATGTGTTAGGTTAGTTACCTCTTTAGAAACTTTGGAGAAGTGACGCTCTCGATCTTCCTCCTCTTTAATTGCCTCCTCTAGTTCTATAAAACCAGATTGCAACTCTTTTGCTTTATTTTGAGCGTCATTAATTCTATTTATTCTGAAGGTCTCTTCTATAGATTGAGTGCAAGTAGGGCATACCGTATTATTACTGAAAAACTTATGCTCGTCTGTAATCGTTGAAACTTTTTGAGATATTTTGCCTTTAAGATTTCCCAACTTTCTTAACTTCTCTGTGGCACCAGAGAACTGTTCTAATTCCTTTTGCTTATCCAGAAGTTTAGTTTCAAGATCAAGAGAATTTACCATCAACTCATCTTTAGAGTTGTTAAGACCTTCAATTTGATTTTCTTTTGACTTGATATCAGATTTGCCAAGTCTTTCAATCTCCTCAATAAACTCATTCTGCATTTTGAGTTTATCTTCTACCGATTCTTTCTTATACTCAAGATTTCTAATTTCTTCTCTACAAGTTTTAATTTTGTCCTTAATAACCGAGTTCATAGAGGAGAATATTTTAATATCCAACAGATCCTCAATAACTTCTCTTCGTGCTGCTGCAGGAAGTTGCATAAATGGCACAAAATTACTACTACCCAATATAACAATTTGGGTGAATGATTTGTAGTTCATTTTGAGGACAGTTCCCTCAAACCAATTTTGCTGATCTTTTGTAGCAGCATCAGAGTTTAAGAGTTCTCCATTCTTAATAATTTGGAATACTGAGGGTTTGATTCCTCTAACTACTTTCCAATTAGTGGTTCCAATCTTAAATTCTATTTCAACAAGACAATCCTTTTCGTTGACAGAATTTATTAATTGTGGTTTATTGACACCTCTATATGATTTTCCAAATAAAGAAAAAGTGAGAGCATCCAACATGGTGCTTTTACCAGCACCGTTGTTTCCCACAATAAGAGTATTAGAAGACTTGGTAAAATCAATCTCTGTAAATTGATTTCCTGTGCTTAAAAAGTTTTTATAGCGTAGTTTTTCAAATAAGATCATTCTCTTCTGGAGGTATTACAAGATCATTGGCAGTGATTATTGCATAATTGTAACTATGCACTTCACACGTTTTTAACATTAAATCGTCATCAACCTCAATTACTGCAAGTTCTGGATAATCCTTTTCCTCTAGCATCATAGCAAATCTAGAAGCATCATCCTCCTCTTCAAACAAATACAATACTTGTTCGCCGTCTTCATTTGTTACGGAGTATGCTCCTTCATTTTCCTTTCCCGCGAGAGTAAGAATATACATATTATACCAATTCGCAAGCCTCTTTGTAAACCCTGCTGATTATTTTTTTAATTTCTGGTTTATTTATTGCGGCATCAGTATCATCAATAAACTTAGTTAGAATAGAAATTGTATCCTCAGTTTCTGGATCAAAATCATCCATATCAAGTTTACTTTCAGTAAAAGATTCTACTAATTTTAGTTCGGCAATGTTTGATGCTAAGAGTTTATCTACGAACTTCTCATATTTTTTCGCATCAGTTTTTTTACGAACGATTAGTTTTACAATCTTACCTTCAAAGGATCTTGAATCAAATGTTTGGTGATTGGTATCTTCATAATCAATAACCTCAAACATTTTATAAGGATTATTAACTTCTTCTAATTCCTTTGTTTCAGTATCAAAAATATGAAATCCTCTAGTATCACCTATGTCATTTGAATAAATTTCATAAGGATTGCCTAGGTAGAAGACTTTTCCATCAGTCGATCTAGTGTGATAGTGTCCCGAGAAGACATGTTTGAACTTCTTAAATAATTCGCGGTCCAAACCTTCGACCATGGTGTGTCCACGATAAGCAGGAAATCCTCGTAACTCAAGGTGCCCCATCGCACACAAGCAACGTGTGTTTT